GTGGTTGTTCTGGTTTTACTTACGTTCTTGATTTAGATTCAAAGCCGACCAAGTTTGACAAATTTTTTGAGTCTTTTGGTGTTGGAATACTATGTGATAAGAAAAGTTTGCTTTACATTAAAGGACTTATTCTCGATTGGAATGATGATTTGATGAACAGAGGTTTTGTTTTTAATAATCCTAAAGCAAAATCAAGTTGTGGATGCAAGACCTCTTTTATGATAGATAAAGACGATCAACAAGAACAAGAATTTAAACCAAGTTGGATGTAATGTACGAAATACAAGTAACAGATAAAGCATTGTCAATTTTTGAACAAGCAGATGAAAAATTTATTAGAGTGAGTGCAGATCCAGGTGGATGTTCGGGTTGGAAATGGACACTTGAATCTACTGATGAGATGAAATTGACAGATACTACCTTTCAAGAAGGTAAAGTTATAGTGGACAAAGAAATATTAAACAATGTAATTGGTTCTATCACAATTGATTATAGAGATGATAATCTTGTAGAGCAAGGTTTTGTTTTCATCTCTAATGCCGGTCAATGTGGTTGTGGTGAATCATTTAATCCAGTGAATAAAAATTATGATAGGGCTAGAAGACAATTTCCTTAAAGAATACGAGTGCCAAAATTTAATTAGAATTTATGGTGATTGGTCTGTTTTAACTAAAAAACATAGAGATATACATGTTTTGCATCTTTATGATATAGAGATGGATGAGGCAGATCGAAAATTTTGTTATGAAATATGTGAGAAAACCAATGAAAGAATAAATCAAATTACAGATAAAAAATATTTCATGGAGACGGTGACTTTATCATTTTGGCCAGAAAACTCAAATCAAAATTTTCACATTGATAAAACAAGACCACATACAGATTATACTTCAATAACTTATTTAAATCAAAATTTTCAAGGTGGTAAAACTTTAGTATATGAAGATACTAATCAAATAATGACTTGTCCACCAAAGGTTGGTAGATTATTGTGTTTTGATGGTAAGAAACACTATCATGGAGTTACGCCAATAGAAAGTTTTCAAAGATACACTTTAAACATTTGGTATTCTCTGAATAGTGACTTTCAAATAAATAGGAATGAATAGCAACCTTAATTGAAAGGAGAAAAAATCTAAACCTTAAACACTAACCTTATCAATGGATACTATGGCAAGAAATAGAAAGAAAAATCTCCAATTGAAAAACTATATCAATGAGTCATATGAATCCCCCCTCAAAGTATTCAAAAGTTCAAATTTAGACAAACTATCAAAGTTGCAGAATTTCAAGTTACAAGAAATAGAGCCTAAAACGAATAATCAGTCTAAAACTTTTGAAGCATTCTTTAATGATAAAAATCTCTTATTACATGGTTCTGCAGGAACTGGTAAAACATTTATATCAATGTATCTAGCATTAGATTCTATATTGCAAAAAACGCATTATTACGAGTTATCGATTGTTAGAAGTGTGGTGCCCACAAGGGAGGTAGGGTTTTTACCTGGTGATCTGGATAAAAAAATAGAGGTTTATGAGTTGCCTTACAAACAAATTGCTAATGAGTTATTTTCCAGGGGCGATGCATATGAGATTCTTAAAAAGAAAAGAAAAATTAACTTTTTATCAACATCATTTGTTAGAGGAGTTACATTTGATAACTCAATTGTTTTAGTTGATGAAGTGCAAAATTTATCTTTTCATGAATTAGATAGCATTATGACTAGGGTAGGAGAAAATTGTAAGATAATTTTCTGCGGTGATTTTAGACAATCTGATCTAAGATTAAACCATGAAAAGCAGGGTCTTCACAATTTTATGGAGATTTTACAGGGTATGTCTAATTTTGAACGTATAAACTTTCAAAGAGAAGATATAGTACGGTCCGAATTAGTCAAAGACTATATAATCTGTAAGGAAAATCTTAATTTCCTATAAACATAAATAATAGGGGTGGATAACACCACCCCTATTTAAGGAGAATAGATGTGTAATAACCCAGATTGCGAATGTGAAGACTGCACTTGTGACCCATGTAATTGCTCAAAAGAGAATCCATGTGGGTGTGCAGATCCGGTCGCACCAGTTTAAGGAAACCAATGTTAAATATTAAATCACTTTTTGAAACACTTTCTGATCAAGAGAAAGAAGAACTCAAGCAGTTACTTCTTGCAGACACAGAAGTACAAGATGAGGAAATCACGGAAGATAAAGAAGAAGAACAACCTGAATTTGCAAATGCAGAAGTTACTGAAGTAAGTAATGAAGATGTAGAAGAAATTCAGGAAGAAGAAACAGAAACAGAAAAGACTGAAGAATCTACTGAATTAAGTTTCGAAGAAAAACAAGATTATCTTGTTAAATTTGGTTACGATGAAACCAATGTTAAATATATGAATACAGACATCCTTAATCAGGCCTACCAGAGTGCAATGAATATTAAGGCCGCACAGGAAGGTACTTTAGGACAATAATTGATTCGTATATTATGGAGATGAATGGCTAAAAATATGCAACAAATAGAAACTAGAAAAAAACTAAATTTTGGTGCAAGATTTGTTATAACACTTTTTATTGTAACAACATTTTTGTTTTTAATTTGGTTACTTTTTTATGTCGAATTACCTCAGGCCTCAAGAGATCTGATCAATATTATGGTTGGTGCCTATGTGGCAGTATTAGCAAAATCAACCGACTATTGGTTTAAAGAGAAGGATGATCCTGAGCATAAAGAGACAGAAAAACATCTTGAAAATGGTGATGATGGAAACGGTCAAGGTGGCTATTGAAAAAAGTTATCTCACGACATTTGGTTATACTTTAGATAACGCATATTATAAAGTTCAAGAAGTTGTACCTATTTCGGGTAATACACATCAAGCAAATGTTTGGGTCTTCAAAGACAAAAAATCAAGAACAGAAGACCCAAGCACTCCATATCAAAAAAATAGAATGAAATTTGAAGTCGATACTTCAACATTTGAATCGGGTATATCAGACAACGAAAATAAAATAAAACAAGCATACGCAAAACTGAAAATACTTACAGATAGTTTTGTTAATGATTCTACTGATGTATAGGAGAAATTATGTTACCACTTGCAGGAATGTTATTTAACGTGGTCTCTGGCCTGGTCGTGGACAAGGCCCAGAATTTAGCAAAAGACCATGTGGGTAGAATGATAGACGATATTCTACCAGATGAAGCAAAACAGGAATTGAATGAACTCTTAAAAAATGATCCTGAACATGAGTTTGACAATATAGAAGATGCATTGTCAGGAGCCGCAGACGGTAAGTTACCAATCAAGAAAGTGACTGGTGAACTCATGCCAATAGAAAAAGAAATTACAATTAGATTTGATCCTAATACAAAAGAAGTCAGTATTGTCTCATAAATAGTTCGATAACTAAAAGGAGACAATATGGAATTCTTAAGGAGATTGTGGGAATCATGTGGTTCCTCTCGGCACCGTAGACGCCTGTGATAATGTATCACAGGCTAAACCAAAATATATTGTAAAAGTTATTAAGAATGGAAACAGTAGATTGATTGTACATTGTAAGAACATTGACAATTATGAATCAAAATGATAAAATGGATACATTAAATTTTCATGAAATGGCTTTAGATGAACTAGAGCAATTAAAAGAGTACCTCCTTGACTCAAGAAATGTTGAGGAGGAATACTCTGAACGTGGTGAATTGAATCAAAAAATATTGCTTGTAGATAAAGCAATACATGATAAAAAACAATTACTTAATGGTTAAACTATGTCAAAAAATGTAACTAGAATTAGTGTTAAAAATCGTAATAATAACAATTTCAGAACCTTACAAACTTTCAAGAATAAAGTAAACGATGAAGGTATTCTGCAAGACCTGAAGAAAAGGGAATATTATATTAAACCATCTCAGGCTAAGATTTTAAAAAGAGAGAATGCAGAACGACAAAGGGCGAAAGATTTCAATAAAGAAATCAAAAATATTATGAAGAATCAGGATGATATATTTTTTTAAACACTAAATAATAATAAATACATCATTATCTCCATCGGACGGATTTCAACATAAAAGGTATAACAATGGAAGAAATATTTAATTCTATGAATCTGATGATGGTGGGCATAATTGTATTCTCATCTTTCTGGATCTTTTTATTCAACTACCGACAAGACCATAAAGAAAAATATGAGGGTAAAATTCCACTTATACTATTCGATTTATTCATCAACCTAGGAATGTCAGTCTCAGGTTTTCTATTAATCTTAGTCGTATTTAATAACGTACCACAAGCACAAGCATACGATTCCTACAAATATCCTGTAGGATTTTTATTTGGTCTGACCTCAAATGTGAGTATTCCAATCGTACTTAAATGGTTTTCGGCACAAATAACGTCTAAATTATCCGAGGTAGGCAACAAGTAAATTATTAATTGAATAAGGGGTTTGTCGATGGCTGAAGAAACAAAAAAAGAGCCAGAAGGTGTTGGTCAAGAAATTATAGATGCAGGAGGGGAAGTTAAATTCGAACCTGTCAAAAAGATAGAAGAAGATACTTTTGATGCGGTAAAAAGTTTAAAAACTTTTCTTTTCATTGCAATTGGTCTGCTAGTTTACATGTTATTTCTAGTCATTCCTGGCATTGAAGAGAAGGTTGAATGGATCGAAAAGGATCTTACATCGGTCTTAGTTACAAGCGAAAGATACAAAGCGGCAACGAGAGTATTTGCAAAAGGTAATGAATGCTCAACTTGTCATTTAGAACCAGACTATCTCATATCTGGACTTCAAGCAACTTATCCAAGTTTTGCTGATCTCAAAGCATTCATGACAATTGGTCATCAAAAATATTATACGATGGCCACTCCTCTTCCAGACGAAGAGTTGATGAATATCTACCGAGTGCTAAAGTGATGATTAAAATCTTTTTCGCTATGGTAACAATGTTTTGGATTCTTGGAATGTCGCAAGGATATGTTCTCCAGGGATCTCAAGACATGATCGAGATTGAAGCACAATTCACCATAAGAAATCGTCTTGATATATCTGCTATGATGAAACTTGCAGGTTATACTGAACGAGGTGATTTTCTTTATGAGATGGAAAAAGCAACAGGTGATCGTGATTGGGATCGTAATGTGGAGAAAGGTCAAACCTTTGTTATACCATCCATGCATAAGCCAGAACGACAATTCAATGAAGACGGTATCAATTATAGAGAGATGATGTCTCTCAATCCCCCTCCAGATAATGAAACAGAACCAGAAATCAATTCGATCATAGCAAAAGATGAACTTGATGCACTCAAAAAAGAATTAGAAAGACTGAAAGAAATTGAGAAAAAACATAAACAAAAGCACATGGGTGACATGTATCAAGTGGGTGAAGAATATAAACCTAAATTTGGCGATACAGTTAAACGCATACAAGCACGAGGATATGTAGTATGTGGCACTTATGATGATACTCCTGGGTTTAGTGAGAATTTTTTAAAGAGACATGATGGTAAACCAGCAGGATGGTATGGTTTTGATGTAGATATATGTAGAGCATTTGCAGTAGCATTATTTCTTGACAAGACAAAGATAAAGTTTATACCAATCAATGGTCGAACACGCTTTGAAAGATTATTCGATGGTTCAATCGACATTTTATCAGGTACAACCACATGGACATTTTCGAGAGATATTGATTGGAGAATAGATTTTTTGCCTACTGTTTTTTATGATGGTCAGGGTTTTATTGTGCGTAAAAATCTTGGTGTAAAGAGTGCTAAAGATATGATGAATGCAAGAGTCTGTTTCAATACAGGTTCTACGGCCGCTCAGAACATCAGAGATTTTTTTGATAAATGGCAGATTAATTTTATACCAGTGGCAGTACCACCAACAGATAGTCCAAAGTTATATTATCTTGATAACGATTGCGATATGTATGGTACAGATATGTCTGCATTAGCAGGACATAAAGCAAGATTTCAATTTCCAGAACGACATGTAATATTACCTGAGATTATATCAAAAGAACCATTAGGGCCAGCAGTAAAATATGGTGATCAATTGTGGACTGACATTGGTAGATGGACTGTCAATGTATTATTTTTAGCGGAGGAGTTGGGAATTACATCAAAAAATATCGATGATTACATGGAAAATATTGATCCTGTAATTCAAAGATTTGTTGGTGAAAGAAACGGAGGAGATACACCTGAGACAAATAATTTAGGTGTAAAATTAGGTTTAGCGGCAAACTGGAGCGTAGAGATTATAAGACAGATTGGTAATTATGAAGAGATTTATGAAAGACATGTTGGACCAAGTACAGATCTTGGTTTGAAACGAGGTTATAATAAACTCTACACGGAAGGCGGTCTGCTCTACGCACCCCCGTTAAAATAATGCCATGGAATCCAAAGAATTTCGACAATAAAGAAGAATCACATGAGATTTTTTCAGATGTAACACCTGACAGAACCTCTGTTGATAATATACTGAGACTCAATTATACGAATCAATTGAGACTCACTTTGATGGCTGATACAAAAGCCAATATAATGATTACTGTAACATCTATTGTATTTTCTGTTGCACTAAATAACTTTGATAATAAGTTTTTACAATATCCTTTAATGTCAATTGGCCTATGCTCTATTATCTCCCTTGTATGTGCTATCATTGTTATAATGCCAAAGATTGATTATCCTAAAGATGAGCATGGACACATTGACAAAAACTCTCCCTTCTACAATCCATTATTTTTCGGTCATTTTGCACACATACCTGTTCTTGAATTCAAGGCAGAATACGCAAAAAGATTAATGACAGATGCAAAAATTATGGATGCTTTGACTGGAGATATTTACGGCATAGGTAGAGTTATTGCTACAAATAAATTTAAGTATTTAAGATACAGTTACGTATCTTTTTTAACTGGACTTAGTGGTTCAGTTGTTATTTTCATGGTACAATTATTATTCGCATAGGAGTAAAATGGGAAAGTTGAAGGTACCAAGTGTTACATTTCAAACCAGACAAAATGATGAATGGGTAAATGTAACAAGTGATGAATATTTTAAAGGTAAAAGAGTAGTAGTTTTTAGTTTACCTGGTGCATTTACACCTATATGAAGCACTCAACAAGTCCCTCAGTTTGAGTGGGCATACGAAGATTTTCAAGCACAAGGTATTGATGAGGTGTATTGCATGTCTGTTAATGATGCATTCGTGATGAACGAATGGAAAAAATCATTGAGTATAGATAATGTAAAGTTTATTGGTGATGGGAATGGTGAGTTTACTAGAAAAATGGGATATCTCGTAGAGAAGAAACCACAGGGTTTTGGTGAAAGATCCTGGAGATATTCTATGTATGTCGTAGATGGCGAGATACAACAAATTTTTGAAGAACCAGGGTTTGAAGATAATGTTACGGCAGACCCTTATGAAAAATCGGATCCAGATACTATGTTGGAGTATCTAAAGAGTTTAGCATGAACAAATTATGGTACAGTTGGGAAGAGATGAGAAGAGATGTTAATGTTCTCGCAAGAGAAATTGTTCTCGACAAATTCAACCCAAACGTGATTGTTGGATTATCCAGGGGTGGTCTCACACCTGGTGTTATGTTATCTCATTGGTTCAAGAAACCGTTTAAACCTGTTAAATCGTCATTAAGAGACTTTCCAGAATGGGAGGACTATTTGCCGAAACCCACCGATGAAAGGGTTTTGATCGTTGATGATATATGTGATTCAGGAGAAACATTTCAAAAAATGCAAGGTTTCATTAAAGGCCCTCGCAAAAACATGCCACTGGAGTTGCCAGTAGATGTGAGATTTGCGAGTCTTTGGTGGAACAATGAATGTGACTTTGAACCGACATATTATGTCAACGAAATGGCAAAAGATTCTACTGATACTTGGATCATGTTTCCGTGGGAAGGTTGGTGGAATTCGCCAGTCTAAGAAAGGAGAAATATGATAGAAAAAGTTCTCGGATGGATTAGATCCATCACAGAAATCGGTTTAGCACTCATAGCACTTGGAGTAGTGCTACAGATCCTATTCGGTGCCGCAGTACCATTCATTGGTCTTGATGTGATTGGTTCCGTAGTAGGACTTGTTAAGCAACTAGGAAGCGAAGGACTCGTTGGATTGGTTGCAATTTGGGTATTATGGGGTATCTATAGTAAACCTAGTGCCTAATTAAATAATCTGCGGCGAGTTGGAAGACTCGCCGTTTTCATTTCTCGGAAGGAGATAGATGAGTAAGTTGGTATCATTTCTAACCGTACTCGTACTGAGTACGACAATGCTAGGTTTTGCCTACGCAAAAGATGTTTCAATTGGTTTTGTTCTTGTAGGTCCATCAAATGATGGAGGTTGGTCAATGAGACATCATCAAGGGTTTCACTCTCTAGAAAAACATGGTTATACAGTTGAGGGTGTAGAGTCTGTTCCAGAAGCAGATAGTGAAAGAGTTTTTAAGAAACTCGCAAGAAAACATGATATTGTTTTCGGTACATCATTTGGGTTCATGGAGCCTATGGTAAGGGCCGCTGAAAAAAATAAGAAGACATTCTTCTTACATGCCACAGGGTACAAAGGTAATGACAAGAATCTTGATAATTATGTTTGTCATTCCTTTCAAGCACGTTATCTTACAGGTATTGCCGCTGGTATGATGACGAAAACGAATAAGATTGGTGTTGTAGGTTCACATCCAATTCCAGAGATTATTCGAAACATCAATGCACTCACACTCGGTGCCCAATCAGTTAATCCTGACATTGAAGTAGAGATTGTATGGATCAACTCATGGTTTGATCCGCCTAAAGATATGGAGGCCGCTAAGGTTCTTGCAGATCAAGGTAACGACATTCTTTTCACTACCACTGATTCACCATCAGTTGTCACACTTGCAGAAAAACTGGATGGGGTGTGGAGTATGGGTAATGATGCACCAATGGGACAGTTTGGTCCTAATAGTTACATCACAGGTATGATGTTCAATTGGAATGTATTGTACAAGCACATTGCTGATCTTTATAGTCAAGGAAAACTTACTCCAGGTCAGAGATGGAATTGGGGTATTGAGAAGAATTGTGTTGGACTATCACCATGGGGTAAAAATGTACCTGGTGAAGTTGTGAATAAAGTTGAGACAATCAAAATGAATTGGATCAACGATGAACTTGATACATGGTATCCTTTTTCAGAGGGCGTAACACAACAGGACGGAAGTAAGATTCCTGCTGGTGTGATTAAGAGGCCTGAATTAGAAACCATGCAATTTTTTGTGAAGGGTGTAGCATCACCTTTCCCTGTTAAATAGGAGTTATAATGAAAAAATTAATCGCTTTATTTTCAGTCATTCTTTTGGCTGGTGCTTCTTATGCAAAAGAAGTAACTTTACTCATGGACTGGTTTCCACAAGGAAATCAGAGTGGATACTGGCAAGCAGAGTTTGACAATCGATATCATACTGACGTTACAATTAAAATCAAGTCAGGTGGTCCGAAGATCAATACTACTGCCGCAGTTGCATCTGGTCAAGCAGAATTTGGTCTTCAAGCATCTGATAGTGTAATGATGGCTAATGCTAAGGGTGCAGGACTTAAAGGTATTTTTGTAAGTCTTAATCATGTACCATATACTCTTGTATATCATCCAAACACAGGTGTTAAGTCTGTTAAAGATCTTGATGGAAGACCATTTGCAGTCAAGATGGGTGTGACGTATTGGAAGTGGGTAAAACAAAAATATCAATTGAATGCGGTCAAAGAATTTCCATTGACTGGCGATCTAGGATTGTTTGCCCGAACACCACAACAATTCCAGCAAGGATATTCACTTTTTCTTCCAGCAAGGTTGGCGGCAAAAGGTGTAGCAACAGAACAAATCACAATTGAAAGTCTTGGGTACAGACCTTATAGTGTATTGTTCACCACTGATAAAATGATCAAAGAAAATCCTGAGTTGGTTCAGGCAGTAGTTGATCGTCTTAGTATTTCATTTCCTAAATCTCTTATTGATCCGAAACCAACGAGAGATTACATTCTCTCAAAGAGTAAGAAAGTGAATGCTGAAATTCACAATAATGCTTTGGAACTTATGAAGAGAGATTTTCTCCCTAAAGACTGGAGCAAGATTGGATGTCAAGATCCTAATAGATGGGTAGAACTTGCAAATCAAATGAAAGAGGTGAATGTATTGCCTGCTGATTTTGATCCACATTCTTCATATGATACCTCATTTAAGAAGGGTTGTTTCAAGTAATATATTATGATTGACATACAAGGAGTCACTAAACACTTTGATGATGTTCATGCTTTATCAAAGATTGATTTTAGTATTAGCAAGGGTGAATTTATAACAATTGTTGGTCCTTCTGGTTGTGGTAAATCTACATTATTGAGAATAATTGCAGGTTTAGTGACTCCTTCAGAAGGCATTGTGAACAAACAAGACACAAGCGGTGCTTTTGTCTTTCAAGATTCTGCATTGCTTCCATGGAGAACGGTGCAGAAGAATGTTGAACTTCTCATGGAATTAGAGAAGATTAACAAAATAGAACGTCAAATCAGAGCAGAAAAAGCATTAGATCAAGTCGGGTTAACTGGATTTGAGGGTAGTTATCCTCATCAACTATCTGGTGGCATGAAAATGAGATTGTCATTAGCAAGATCATTGGTGCTTAAACCTGACTTTCTGCTTCTTGACGAACCCTTATCCGCAGTTGATGAACTTACGAGAGAAGTTCTACAAGAAGAAATACACGAACTCTGGAAACAAGATAAATTTACTGCTATATTAGTGACACACAACGTAGCAGAAGCCGTGTATCTTTCCAATAAAGTCATTGTAATGTCACCACGACCAGGTGAGATTACACATGTCGTTGATATACCATTCAAGAAAAGAAATCAATCACTACGATCAAAAGCAACATTTACAAAGATAGTCAACGATATATCTGGAAAGTTGAGAACATGGAAATGACAGAGTTTGAGAGAGCAAAACAGAAAGAGTGGGATGAATTTGGTAAAGCAAATCAAACAAGTAAAATGAAAATACTAAAAGAAAACATGTGGTTCTTAATTTTTGGTTTTTTAATAATTTTTATTGCAATAACAGGAGTTTCAGAGTGAAAAATACGATACCTCCGATACTTGTTCTTATTTTGTTTTTATCAGTATGGACAATAGGTGCTAAATTATATGATATGGCATTTCTCTTACCAGGTCCAATGTTAGTTGCACAAGCATTTGTTACTGATATAGACATGGTAATAGAAGGTGCTACTATTACTTTCAGAGAAGCATTGATAGGATATCTTCTTGCTATCACACTAGGTGTGATAGTTGCAACAACAATGAGCCTATCTAAAATACTTGAACGTAGTCTATATCCTTATGCTATTTTATTACAAACTGTACCAGTAGTTGCAGTTGCTCCATTAATTGTATTATGGTTTGGATTTGAAGAAAAATCAGTAATCATTGTTAGTTTGATCATATCTTTATTTCCTATTATCAATAATACTTTACTCGGTCTTAAATCTACATCAATCAATCTTGTTGAGTTGTTTAATATGCATGATGCATCAAAGTTTGAATCATTTTTTAAATTAAGATTTCCTGCCGCCATACCTAATATCATAGCAGGTATGAGAATATCAGCAGGGTTATCAGTTATTGGTGCTATCGTGGGTGAATTTATAATCGGTTCAGGTAGTGAGGGTGGTGGTCTGGGTGTGCAAATAATTTATGCACAAGCAGAACTTGAAACTCCTCTAGTTATGGCATTGATTCTGTCAGCGACAACATTAGGTTTTTTATTCTTTATGACAGTATCAACGATTGGACATTTATTAATGCGAAAGTGGCATGAAAGTGCAATGATATGACAACAATTAAAAGAAGAAAATTAGGTGTAACATTACATGATCAAGAACAATGTGCTGGTGGTTTTGCATTATATGCACCACAAACAGGAAATGGTCGTGTTCTGTTAATAAACATGAATGGTGATATTGAGCATGAGTGGAATCTGCCAGTACGACCAGGAAGAGATGCAGTATTATTACCGCATGGTACTCTAGGTTATAATGGTAGTCACAAAAAATCTGCACAATTGTATCCTGCTTGGGATATCTGGCATGGCGGACATTTTATGGAAGTTACGTCAGGCGGCGATGTTATATGGGAGCATGAAGACATCTATCACCACCATGATGCACAATGGTTGAATAATGGTTTGCTTTATACTGTAGCCGCAGAAGTTCCAATAAAGAGATGGAACGGACAATCAGATATAGTTCGTGAAGTAAATCGTAAAGGAGAAACTGTATGGGAATGGAGAGCGTGGGAACATCTCAAACGTGAAGACTGGCCAATACAAGAATGTTTCAATGAAGATCATTGGCCTATGATTAATGGAATATGTCAACATGGTAATTTAATTTACTTGAGTTTACGTACAACATCTGGTATAATTGCAGTCAATAAAGAAACAAAAGATGTAGTATTTGAACTGAAATATCCTCTTGTCGCACAACAACATTGTCCAATCATAACAGACAAAGGGTTGATGTGTTTTGATAATGGAAATATCAGACCATCTTCAATACATCATTCTAGAATTGTAGAATATGATTTAGAAACTAAAAAATTAGTATGGTCATATATGGATGATATGCCACCATCTTTCTTTTCACCATACATGGGTGGGGTGCAAAAATTGTGGAATGGCAATGTTTTTATTTGTGAAAGTGCATTTGGTAGATTGTTCGAAATAAATGGATTAACACAAGAACCAGTTTGGGAATATGTCATACCAGATTTTGCTGAATATCCAGAACCTCTAAATAACTTTATTACTGGCGAACATAATTCTTGTTTTAAAGCACATCGTTACTCCGAAGTTTCGTGGCTATGACTGAGATACCTATTATTGATTTTGGTGAAATGGATCTTGCAGTATCCCGCAAAATGCACAAAGCATTTACTACTGTAGGATTCGCCGTATTCACAAATGTTTATGATAGATGGTTATCTGACTTTGATTTATGGGAAGATTGTGTTAAACAGTTTTTTGACCTACCACAAGAAACAAAAGACAAATACAAATATTCAGGTGTTCAGCAGAATCTAGGATATTCTGAGATGGAGTCTGAATGGCTACATCCAGACAGACCTGGCGATCTCAAAGAAGCATATAATTGGAAGGCCCCGTATGATATGGAAGACAAATACTGGCCTACCGAATTACCATTATTTCGTACACAAGCAGAAAAAATAGAACGTATAATGAGAGTCTTGTCCTTTGAGTTTATGGACAGATTTGAACTTGCACTTGGTCTCAAAAAAGGGTTTCTTGTTGAGAAACACTTATATGGAACTACAACGGCAAGAATAATACATTATCCAAAATATAATGCTCATGTGAAATATGATCAATTGAGGGGTAATGAACATACAGATTATGATACATTTACCATGCTATTTCGTTTTCAAGATTGTGGTGGTTTGTTTGTCAAAACTATAGAAGGCGAATGGATTGAAGTACCAGTCATTGAAAATAGTATAGTTCTCAACATAGCAGATATGTTTCAGAGATGGACAAACGACACTTATATTTCAACTCCACATAGAGTTATGAATGTTCTTGATAAAACAAGATATTCAATGCCTTACTTTGTAGGTCCAAACAAAGATACGATTGTAAAAAATTTAACAAAAGAACCAAGTAAATATGAACCTATATCTTCATATGAATATTTGTTATGGAGATTACAACAGAGTTATTAAATGATTTTATTGTCTGGTAATTCAAATCAATTGCTTGCAAATCATATTTCTAACCATGCAGGCATTACCCTTACAGAAAGAAGATTAACAAGATTTGCAGATGGTGAAATATTCTGCGAAATCGATCAAAACATTCGTGGTGAGGATGTTTTCATTATACAAAGCACTTGCAATCCTGCAAACGATAATCTCATGGAATTGCTGATTCTCATTGATGCATGTAAAAGAGCAAGTGCAGGTCGCATTACTGCGGTAATGCCCTATTATGGTTATGGAAGACAAGACAGGAAACCTGCCGCAAGAACTCCCATATCAGCAAAATTAGTTGCAAACATGATTCAAGCATCTGGTGCAGATAGAGTATTGACCATGGATTTACATGCTGGTCAAATACAAGGCTTCTTTGATATTCCACTTGATGATTTACGAGCCAAACCTCTGTTTGTAAAAGACTTGAAGAAAAGACCTATGGTTAGCAATGGAAATGCATTGATTGTATCTCCTGATGCTGGTGGTGTTCCTAGAGCAAGATCCTTAGCAAAAGAACTTAATCTGGACATTGCGATCATTGACAAACGCCGAGATAAAGCGAATGAAAGTGAAGCAATGAATGTAATCGGCAACGTAAAGGGAAAGCAATGTATAATAGTAGACGATATAGTGGATACAGGTGGAACTTTGGTCAAAGCCGCCGATGCTCTTTTGAAAAGTGGAGCGGAAGAAGTGCAAGCGTATATAAC